CCAGGCGTCAGCCGACGTCAACGGCCACTCCGCCAGATGGCGCCGACCGCCGCCCGTCGGAGGGTTGCGGCGGCACTCCAACGAGTCCGCCAGACGGTTCTCCGATGGGGCGCTGAACTTGCACGTGGAACAGGACTCACTCATGGGAACCTCCCGCATGAGGTAGATGGGAAACGGGGGTGACGGGAGCGGCGATGAATGCGGCACCGCCGCTCCCGTCGGACTAGCTCACTGACCTTCGGTCAGAAGGTGGGCGCCGCGAAACCGGAGCCCTGCAGGAGCGCGATGCTCTTGGGCTGGCGTTCGGCAGTGAACGCCAGGTAGCCGTACACCTGGGTCCGAACCTGCAGGGTGCCGGACAGCACCTCGGGCAGCACCCGGGTGCGGAGCGCCGACTCGTACAGCACGCAGTCCTGGGCTCGCATCACGATGATGGAGTCCTCGTTCGTGCCGGTGCCGTCGGTGATCGGGATCGACGGGTCGGTGACCACCGGGAGCCCCTGGAGGGATCCGACGACCTGCTCTGACACGACGCCGGCGAACGAGCCGATGGCGTTCATCGGGCCCTGACCGTTCGGCACGACCAGCGGGCGGCCCTGCGAGTCGACCGAGGCGAGGAGCCACGCCCACCGGCGGGGGTGCATCACGATGACCGTGGGCGCCATGAACCGGTTGGTGTGGATCTTCTGGATGCCGTCGGCGAGCTTGCTGTAGAACTCGCTCACCGTCGGGGTCGTGTCGGTCCAGGTCACGGTGTTGACGCTGGTAGCGCCGTAGATGCCCTTGACCTGACCGTTGGCGTTCGACCCGGACAGCACCTGGACGTCGACCTTCGTCGCGTAGTCCGCGGCGAGGTCGGCCATGACGATCTGGTCGAAGTTGAACGGCGACTGCTCGAACAGCTGGATCGACATGTCCTGCTGACCTGCGATCGTCTTGACGCCGCAGGCGACGCTGGTGTCAGCCAGGTCGGTCTCCTGGGGGGTGGAGCCGTCGCCGACCTGGATGGCGGTGGCGGTGCCGGTGGAGATCTTCGGAACGTTGATGCTGTCGGTGCCAGGGGGCAGCGGCAGGTTCGTCACGAGGTTCGCCGTGGGCCGCCCGGCCCGGGCGAGCTCCACGTAGTCGGCGAGCCACAGCGGCGGCACGAAGTAGCCGCCGCTCGTGTCGGTGCGGTTGAGGTCCCGCTGCTCCTGGTACTCGGGGTCGATGCGGACCTCGGCGGCGTGCCGCTCGAGGCGCTGACGGGCGTCGACGTCCTGGTTGATCTGCGCCTTGGCGAGGTCAGCGAAGTACGAGCGGCCGTTGCCCTTCTCGTACATGCGGGCTTCGCTGTTGACCGTGACGCGGGTACCGACCATCTCGGCCTGCCTGAAGGCGAGCGCAGCGTCGCTGGAGCGCTTGTCCTCCTCGGACAGCTCGGTGATCCGCTCGGCGCGGGCAGCGATCTGCTCGTCGAGGGAGCGGATCTGACCGGTGAGGTCCTGGAACTCGCTGTCCTCGTCGGCGTTCAGGTCGCTGCGGCCCTCGTCGTCGGCGAGCTGCACGATGGCGGCACGCTTCGAGTCGAGATCGGAGCGGGCCTTGCTCGCCTCGTTCTGCTTGGCGATGAGACGCGTGAGCATCTCGGATGCGGTGGACATGTGGGACCCTCCTGGGGTTCCGGGGCGCGTCGAACCGGGGGGTGACGCGCAGATGAATGGGGTTGTGCCTGCGTTGGTGGACGCGGCCCCGTTCGATGGGTGCGCCGGCCCCGCGAGGGGTGACGCGGCCCGGGAGGGGTGCTCCGGCCTGTTAGGCGGTGAGCTGCATGAGACGTCGCGCCTGAGCGACGGATATCCCCTGCTTGGGCTCGGACGGCTCGGCGGCGGGTTCGCCGGTGAGGAGCTGTCCGAGGATCTTGTGGGCCGACGCGATGTCGGCAGGGTCGAGGGTGCGGAGCTCGGTGAGGTCGCCCTCGGCGATTGCGGCGAGAGCGGAGCGCACACCGGCGGAGGTGTGCGGGGAGGCGCCGAAGTTGACGACGGACACGTCGCCCTTGTCGAGGTTCAGCTCGAGGAGGCGGCGCTCGGACTCGTCGTCGTTCCACTCGTGGCGGATGGTGCGGAACGCGAACGACATCTCGTCCATGTCGCCGCGGCCCATCTTCACCTCGAGGCGCTGCACGTCCGGGTCGGAACGGTCGAGGTCGGCGTCGACCTTGAGGCCGACGGAGTCGGCTGAGAGCTGCAGGGTGCCGGACTTGGTCCGGGCGAGCGGCATCCCCTCGTGGTTGATGAGGAGGTGCAGGTCGGGCTTGCGCTTCAACGTTTCGTCGAACGCGGCCCGGTCGACGATCTCGATCCAGCCGCCCTTTTCGGGGCCGCCGTACATCTCGTAGCCCTTGTCGAACACCGAGGCGTACCCGGTGAGGGTGACGGTGGCGTCGCTGGTGGCGCGGAGCTCGAACTGTTCGCACTTGAAGGCTCGCCGCTCGGGTGCCCCGAGCAGGCGGTCACCCTTGGCTGTTGCTGTCGTCATTGGGACCTCCGCTGGGGGGTGCGGCTGGGGGTGTCGGCACGTCGTCGATGCCGGGGATCGGCTGCCAGTTCTCGAACGCCCGGGCCTCGGAGGGCTTCATCCATGGCTTGCCGGCGGTGGCGATGGCGTAGGAGTCGAACCGGGTCTTGAGGTCGGACTTGAGGAATCCGCCCGTGTTGAACTTGACGAACTTGCCGCGAGGGAACCAGTCGGTCATCGAACCCTCGAGACGCACAAGCCACTGGTTCACGCCGTCGTTCAGAAAGTCCTGGGCTCGCTGCTCACGGTTGGCGTAGGTGACGGCGCTCGAGTCGCCCATCGTCACGCCGATCTTCTCGCCCGGGACGCCGTAGATCGCGCACACCATGGCGGCGTTCATGCGGATCGTCTCGCCGAGCTTGGCGTCGTTCGGCGAGCCCTGCCACGGGGCGAGCTTCATGCCGGCGCCGAGGACTGCGAGGTCGCGGCCAGCGATCGCCTGCTTGATCTTCTTCTTGATCGAGTCGGCCTGGTCCTTCGTGACTTCCTGATCGGTCGTCGCGACAGCTGTCGGATGGGCGCCCTGCTGGAAGTAGTCAGCGCCGTACTTCTCCGCTTCCAGCCCAAGGTTGATGGTCCGCACGAAGTAGCTGACCGGGTCCATGCCGACGACGTCACCGGGCCACACCATCCCGGTGCGATGCCAGACCTGCTCCTCGGAGAACGTCTTGCCGTTGCGCCCCTTGTAGACCTTGCGGCCCGTGTCCGGGTCGATCTGCGCCGTGATGGTCCCCGGCGGAACCAGGTTGATCTGCGTCGGATACTCGAGCCGATCACGCGAAGCCACCAGCCCGTAGGCGTTGCCGGTCGTGAGTAGTGCGACCATCACCTGGTGGAGCCAGTCGACCCGGTCGAGATGGGCGGAGGGGCGCTGGAGGATCTGCGGCAGCGGATCGACCGGCACCGCGGAAGATCCCGACCCCTGCAAGAGATCGACCGGCAAGGTCGACACAGCATCTGCGACGACCCGCACACACGCCCACACCGCCCAGTGCCGCATCGCGCCCTGACCTGACGCCAGGACAGGAGACAGCACCGGTACGTCACTGTTCGGCGGGATTGCGTAGGGGTCGTCGAAGCCATGCGCACTCAGATCGCGGCGTTCGAGGTTCCGCAGCAGGCTCACGCGCCGCCCCGGTCAGCCAGATACGCCGCGAAAGCGAGCAGGGCGCCACCGACGATGAACCCGAGCGGCGCCCAGGCGAGCCAAGAGCCGTAGGCGATGAGCCCGAAGGCGAGCAACTCGAGGAGGGTCGTCTTCATCGAACCACCTCCTCGGTCACCACACGTTCGCCGCGGCGTCGATCACGGCCTCGGACGGCTTCCGCGCCGCCGAGACCGCCAACGTCAACGCCACCAACGGCGAGATGTCACCCGGCGACTTCCGCGACCACGCCCACGAATCCGACAACGGGCGGATCGCAGCGATCGCCACCGCAGCGTTCAACACCGGCTGGTCCCGATGACGGAACAAGCCCTCCGACACGGCGTCGGCAATCGCTCCGCACGCCTGCGCCATGTCCCGGGGTGTCGTCGACACCACCTCGACACCCCGGGCGACGAAGTCATCGATCAGCGACCCAGCCGGCGACGCTGGATCGATCACCACACGATCGGTCCGCTTCGACACCCAGTCCACGACGCCGGCCGTGCCGGCCTCGTGGTACACGACCTCACCGTGGAGGAACCCGTCGGCACGGGTGCCGGCCACCGCAACCGACGTCCACTTCCGATCCGGTGACGTGTCAACTGCCCACTCGATCGGATCAAGCGCCTGCGACGACGGATCCGCCGCCTGCTCCCACGCACCCTCGTCGAACACGCCGAGCTCATCGGCCTCCAACGGCCACACACCCATGCGCTCGCACAGGTACCCCTCCGGGGTGAGGTCGCCGTCGAACTCTTCCTGCACCGTCTCCGCCTGGATCCGCAACCCGTACGCCGGGTTCACCCGGGCGATCGCCTCACGGTCCGCCGGGTCCACATCCGGTTCCGACGCGAACTCCAACCACGACAACCGGCCCGGTGTCTCCGACCTCGCACGGCGCCGCAACCGGCGCACCTGGGCTGATGCATCATCCGCCGCTGGCGGCGCGGACCCGGAGTAGATCAGCTTCGGGTTCGGCATCGCCGACAACGCCGGCACCGACGCTGACGTCACTGCGGCCGGAAGATCCTGGCACTCGTCGAAGATCACACACGGGGCCGAGAAGCCACGACCCGACGACTTCGACCGGGCGATGAACTTCAACCGCTGCCCGGTGTGCAGCTCAAGGCCCTCCTGGCCGTTCACGTTCACGTACCGCTTCACCCGTCGATGCAACGACGGCGTGTTCTGCACCTTGGCCCGCAGGCGGAGCCAACCCTCGAGCGCCGTCTTCACCTCGTGCGCCGTGTGCAAGATCAGCGGCAACCCGACGACGAACAGCAGGTACAGCTCAACCGCGATCAGGATGTCGCCCTTGCCGTTCTGGCGGGGAACGATCACACCCGACGACCTCGACGCCCACATGCCGTCGTCGCGCTCCGCAAGGATCATGTCCACCGCGGTCCGCTGCCAAGGATCCAACACCAGGCCCGCGGCCTCAGCGAGCTCGGCCGCCTCCCCGCCCGCCGTTCGAGCGCTTGGCGGCTGCACCAGCAGGGTCGGTTCCTGACTGCCGATCAGCTCGGCGACGTTGGAGCTCATCGACAGGGTCGACCCCCTCCGGCTTCACCACCACAGCCAACGCCGAACGACACTCCCGCAACCGGGCCACCAGCGACGGCAACTCCGCGCCCAGCCGGCGGCCACGCCCATCGACCCGACCCTGCACCTTCGCCGCCGCGGCGACCGCCGACTCGAGCTGACTGGACAACCACACGAGGTCCGGCTCTGGGTCGCCATCGGCTTCGGCCACCAGGGCGAGGAACTGCGTCGCCAGCGGCGACAAGTCACCGCCGTCGGTGATCGCCTGCCGGACCACTTCCAGAAGTGCCACGCTCCGCGGTCGACGCCGGGCGGTCACGACCGTCCCCCCGAAGATTGCCTAGGGGCCGTTCGACCACGTCGGGCGAAACCCTTGCAATTGCAGGCATCTGACGACGTATCGAGGTCGGGGGGGGATGGCGATTGGT